CCCGTAGGCGTCCGTAGCGAAGTTCTCCTCGGGCGAGCTACGGGCGAGCGGGTGCATCGTCACGTCCTGCAACATCGCCATGTAGTTCGCAGAGGCGTCGAACGAGAGGAACACGCGCTCGTTGTCCGTGTTCGGCGTGCCGTGCGTCTCCATGACCGGCGTCCCGTCGATGTCGAGGGTCTGGAAGCCGAACGAGAAGTCGTCGCTCGGGGTGTCGTACCGGGTGAAGTCCTGCACGTCCTCCTGCAGGTCTTGGAAGGTCTTGTGGTCCGTGACGTGCAGGATGTTGTCCCGGGAGGCTCCCTCGCGGCGGAGCTTCCGAATCTGCGTCCGGGCCTTCGAGAGGGTCATCTCGGCACCGCTCTCGCTACTGACGTTGGAGCCCGCGGCGAGGTCGGTCAGTCCCTCGAACCCGTCCGCGTCGTTCGCGGACGCGGTGAGGTTCGTCCCCTGTCCGACGATGAGTTGCCGCTCCTCGTACTGCCGGATGGACCGGACCTGCTGGTCCTCCGTCAGCGCACGGGTCGACCGGAGCGTGTTCGCCGCTAGCTGAACGAAGTCCGTGACGCTGTTCTGCCGGCCGTAGGAGTACACGTCGTACGAGAGGTTGTTGTACGTGTCCTCGTTCTCCGGCCACGCGGAGGCTCCCTCGTCGAACTGCGCGGCGTCGCCCGTGTCCGTCAGTTCGTCCACCTTGATGGTGTCCTCCTGCACGGCCGTCCGGGCCATCATGTCTGCGAGGGGGAGGTCCTCCTCGTCCGTGATGAACACGTCCGGCGTGAAGAAGATGGGCAGGCTGTACGACGTGCGGTCGACGGCCTTCGACTGCACGGCCTTCTCCGCGGCGTCTCGGATGGAGAAGCCCTGCGCGGCCGCCTCGTTGAACTCGTCGTAGACCGGAGCCCACTTCTCGTACATCCGGTCCTTGAGGTTGATGGGGTCGCCGCGCGAGGAGAGGAAGCCCATCGGGTCCCAGTACGGCATCTGGTCGCCCGGGAGCCCGCCCGCGGCGGCCGCTTTCTCTACGAGGTCGCCGAACGACCGCTTGTGGGCGACCTGCGCCTCTCGCGTGTTGATGTTGTTTCCTGCGCTCTGCGTCCGTCCGGTCTCGTGGTTCTTGACGATGCTCGTCATCAGTTACCTCCCGTCAGGTCCGCGAAGTCCTCGTCCGTCCACTCGTCAGGGTTGACGCCACCCTCGGTCTCCGGTTCCGTGGTCTCGTGGATGTGCTTCCGGATGACCTCGTTCCGCTCCTCGTCGTCCTCGGGCAGGTCGCCCTTCTCGACGCCGAGGATGTCGGCCATCTTCTCCTCGACAGCCTCGTCCACGTCCTCGGCGGACGGGCCGGTCTCGGCCTCGGTCCCGGGCTCGGACTCGCCGTCCTCGTCCTTGCCGAAGACCTCGGCTTCGAGGTCGTCCACACGGTCCTGCACGTCAGTCACCGTATCGCGGGTGTCCTCGACCGTGCCCTTCACACTCGACACCATCTCCTTGAGAGACGGGTCGTTCTGTTCGCCGTCCGCACCGCCGTCTGCGTTGTCAGTGTTGTCCTCACTCATTGCTACATCCTCCGGGGAGTCCTCCCCGTCGTCTGTTTCCGCGTCGTCCTCGTCCTCGTCCTCGTCCTCGTCCTCGTCGTCTTCTGCCTCGGTCTCGTCGGACGGAGTAATCGTCTCCCCGGCGACCTCGACCTCGCTTACGTCGAAGTCGCCCATCTCGGAGACGCCCCACTCCATCCACTCGTCCAGTCCGTCCTCTAGGGACCCACCGGATGCGACGTAGGACTCGGCCGACGCGACGATTGCGTCCACGCCCTCCGGCGGGACCATCTTCTGTGCGTCGTCGTCTGTCTCGGTGTGTTCGTCGTCACTCATCGTACGCTCCTGTGCCCCCGGTTCCGGGGACGAGCCCGATGCCGCGAGTGCGACTGCGGTTGACGCACTCGCCTCCGTGCCCGCGCCCGCTCCCGCGTCCGGGGCAGAGTCCGCGTCAGCCTCCCCAGCGAGCAGGTCTGCCGCGCTGAGTTCGGTCGCTTCGCCGTAGATGGAGAAGCCGGTTAGCTCCCCCTCCACGACTCGCTCCCACGCCTCGTCCGCGAACTTGACGCCCATCATCCACGTCCCGGCAGGATACTCCCGCGACTCCGTGCCGTCCGGAGCCGTGAAGGTCTGCGCCTCCTTGAGGGTCCACGACTCGATGGGCTCGCCCTTGCCGTCGAGCAGGTCGTGGTCCGTGTCTATCTGCCGGAAGTCGCTCAGGAAGGTGTGGGCGGCCTGTTCTATCTCGTCTGCGGGGATGACATCGCCCTGCTTGTCCGCCTCGTTCGGGATGAGAACCGGAGCCCACGCCTTCTGCTCGGCGTCGTCCTTCCGGGCCTTGCCGGTCCGGCCGTCCGGGAGGGACGCCTTCACGGCGTTCTCCACCTCGTCCTCCGGCACGCAGTCCGGCACCATGCCCTCGCCGTTCGGGTCCGGCTTCAGGCCGACGGCGACGTAGCCATCCCAGCAGGCATCCTCTAGCCCCTCGGCCGGCTCCGCGCGGAGCAGGTCTGCGATGTAGGAGACACCCTTGACCTGCTCTACGAGGTCCATCTTCCGCTGTGCCCACTCGATGCCCTCGGTGCCGCCCCACGCCTTCCACATCATCCAGCCGCAGTCCGTGCGGTCGGCATCGGGGTCGTAGTTGTCCTCGTGCCGGGCGAACTGTGCCATCCGGGCGACGGTATCCTCCGTCAGGTCCTCGCCGTTGTCTAGCTGGTTCGCCCGCTCCCAGCCGACCTGCGTCCCGCAGTCGTTCGGATTGCCCGTGTCCGCCTTCGCGTCGAGGGCCATCCGGGCGTTCTCGACCGCCGCGTCCGGGTAGTCTCCGAAGTCGATGTCCGCGACCGACTCCGGAGCCTTACTGACCGTCGCCGGGGAGCGGCCGGCCGCGAGGACGAGCGGCGCGGTCACACCCCAGTCGGCATCGCTCCGCTCCTCGTCCGCGTCCTTCGCGTACACCCACTGCGAGTCGATAGCAGGGTTGCCCACGCCGGAGACGTACGAGACGGAGAGGTCAGCGAGAACGGACTCGGCGTTCGGTTCCTTCAGTTCCTCCACGAACGAGAGGATGCCGCCGTCCTCGGGGTCGTACTCGGTAGCGAGGTCCTTGTTGTTCTCCATCCAGCCGCAGAGTGCTTCCGGGTCGTCTACCTCCGGGTCGTCCTCGAAGTGACGGACGCACCCCTCGAAGTCATCGAACGGGCCGACCGGCTTCTGTACGTCGTCGTCCTGTGCCGTCACAGCCGTTGCTCACGAGACGGTGCCTCCTATATGTAATGAGGGAACGACGGCGGAGGCAGGCATTTGACAGCCCTGACACTACACAGTGTGGTACACAGCGGGTGTGACTCTAAAGAGGGTCCGTGCGCCGATGGGATGAGCCACCGTTCGTCCGGCCGCGGACGACACCAGTAGACGCGCGGACCACCCAACAGGGCACGCTGGGGCAAAGTGCCCGGTCACTCCTACGCGACCGGCGATGAAAAAGGTGCGGACGGCCCGGGGCTTACTCGGCCGGCGCGTCGGAGAGGGTGACGCTGATGAGACCGCCCATAAACGGGTGGTAGCCCGCGGAGAACAGTGCCGGCGTCTCCTCGTCGTCTAGCTTGACGCGCTTCGTCTTGCCGGACTCGTCGGTGAAGACGATGCCCGTCGTCCGTGCCCGGGAGCGGGAGCGGGAGCGGCGGCGGTCCCGGTCGTCCGTCGGCTCGGTGTCGGGGGCGACCTGCGCGGAGTCGACCGTGCCCTCGTAGACGTTCGTCCCGTTGCCGTTCTTCATCCGGTACGTGACGCTGATGTGGTCGCCCGGGACCGCTCGGTCGCAGAGTGCCCGGAGGGTCTGGAGTGCCTCGTCCTGCTCGTCCGTGACCTCGCTCCGTGCCCGGCCGGCCCACTCGTACCCGGTGTCCTCCGCTCGCTCTGCCAGCGGCTTGAGCCCCTCGATGTCGAGGACCCATGCCTCCCGGTCCCGGTCGAAGGTGTAATGGTAGTCGTCCCACGCGAGCGACTTGACGACCTCGTTCGGGGTGTGAGAGACCGGCGCGTCGTCCGGCACCTCCCACGGAGCCGGAGCCGTGACGGCGGCCTTCTGGTCGCCGTAGCTGTTCTGCCACGAGTCTACGACGGTGAAGGTGAGGGAGACGGGCTCGGGCTCGGCCTCGGCCTCCGGGTCGTACTGCTGGAAGATGAACTCGTCCGTGCCCTGTGCCTGCCCTCCGTCCGTCATGAGCCGGCGGGGCTCCGGCTCGGCCTCGGCCTCGGCCGTGTCCGCGTCCTCGTCCGCGTCCTCGCACGGGACTGCAACGGTGAGGGTCGTCGCCTGTGCGGAGACACGGGACCACGACCCGGAGCGGTACTGCGTCTCGCCTGCGGCCGTACTCGCGTCGTGCCCCTGCCGCTTCGTGTGAACGTCGCCGTTCGGACTGCCTCCCGGAACCGCGTCGAGATTGACCTTCCGTGCCCCCTCGTCCGTGGAGAGGTAGATGGTGGAGCAGAGGTAGTCGTCCTCGGCCGGGGAGAGGGTGATACGGACCTGCTCGACCGTGCCCTCGATGACCTGCGTGCCTCCGTAGGCGCTCTCGTAGGTGACGCGGAGGGTGTCCCCCTCCTGAAGGTCGGGGACCGCGGTCGCGCTAAGGGTCGTGTAGGTCTGCGTCGGTGCGTCGGTCGGGGTCTGCGTGGTGTGTGCCTGCATCGTAGTTCACCTGTTACACTCACGTAGAGACGAGGATACCATATAAAGGTTTGCATCAAGCAAATACCAGTCGCACAGGAGCTATGCAGGGTGCTGGCGAGGGATACGACTGTCGCAGGAGCGTCGTGAGCGGCCGCTCGATACGACTGTTTGCCGGACAACGAGGTCGATGGTCGCGTGTGAGCGGTCGCGTCACAGGCCGTCCGACTGGTCCGCACCGCCCGCGCCGCGCCCGCAGGCCGCCCGCTGTCGTCGCTACTCCTCGGAGACCGTATCCAGCCAGTTGTAGAGGGTGCCGCGCGAGAGCTTCTGTTCGATGCCGTTCGCGTCGAGCGTCGAGTTGATGCGCCGGAGCATCGCACTCTTGCTATCGTGGTTCTCCCGGAGGTCGCGGAGCAGGGCCGGGAGCGACTGCCCGAAGGCGGCTTCTACCTCCCGCTGTCTGTCGCTCCGGGCGTCGTCCTTCGCCATCTGCGCGAACACGGCCTCGTACTCCGCGTCCTTCGAGATGTGGTCGTGTGGCCCGCTCATACGAGTCTGTCTGCGGGCTGTAAGGTCTTGACGGTTCGGGTGACGCCGGCCATCACAGCATCCCCGCTCCCTGTGAGCCGAGTAGGAGGATGATACCGACCTGTACGAGCGTGCCGAGGACGTATGCGCCCTTGTAGTAGTGCGGCTCGCGCTGGACATCCTCGTTGTCCGGGAGCCCGCGCGGCCGTGCCCGGACCGAGGACATCCCGTCGTAGAAGCCGATAGCGAAGGCGTGCCACTCCGCGGCGTAGGAGAGGAACCCGTCACGCTCCGTGTCGCTCTCCCGCGGGGCGTCCGGTCCGGACATCAGTCCCAGTCCACCCCCGAGCTAGGAGCCCGGACGAACGTGTGCCGCTCGTTCGGGTGTATCGTGTGCTTCCGGAACGACAGCCCGGGGAAGTGCGTGGCCTGCACGTCCTCCTGCGCCCGGATGAGGTCGTTCATGGAGACCGGCTCGCCCCCGAAGTCCGGGTTCGTTCGCGCCTTCAACTCCTCGCACGCCTCGGTCGTCCGGCTGTCTGCCGGCCCTTCCCAGTAGAACCGCGGCGTGTCGTCGCCGGGCAGGTCCTCGTAGCCATCCTCCCGGGCCGTGTTCAGCACCGAAGCCGTCTCCGTCCGGGCGACCGTCTCTAGCTTCTCCTCAGAGACGCCCGGCCACACGTCGGACATCTCGTCTACGATACTGTCGAGGCTCCAGCCCTGCGGCTGGGTCATCTGGTCCGCGAGGATGTCCTTCAGCCGGTCGATGGTACTCGACGGGACCGACTCGATGTCCTCGAACACGGCCCCGAGGTCGCGGATGGCTCGCTCGATACGCTCGCGGACGTACTCCGGGACGGCATCGTCGTCCGTCCAGACGCGCTTCTCGATGTCCCCGAGCGTGGCCGGCTGTATCTGCTCCCGGTGGGCCGTCAGCATCAGGTCGTCTAGCTCCGTCACCTCGGCCTTCGTGAGCGAGGCGGCCTCCGGGGTGTCCGGCTCCCCGCTCCCGCCCGCGACCGCTGTGCCGCCGTCTGTGGCCTGTGCTGTGCCTGCCCCGGCGTCAGTGCCGGCCGGGCTCCCCGTGCCTCCGTCCGGGGCGTCCGCGGCGACGGTGCCGCTCCCGGCCTGTGCCTGCTCGAACCGCTCCCCCGCGGAGAAGCCGAACGGGCCCGACTCGTCGGCCGGCTCGTCCGGTGCCTCGACCTCGCCGTCCTCGATTTCCAGCCGGCCGTCACGGTACGATACCTCCCGGCCGAGCTTCGACCACGACTCCGCGGCGTCCGCCTGCGCGGAGCGGAACTCGGCCTCGGCCTTCTGCTCGCTCGTACTCGTGACCGTCTCGAACTCGAATTCGAGGTCCTCCGAGATGTCCTCCCACACGAGTTGCCGGTTCAGTGCTTCCTCCATCTGCCGGAGTAGGACGGCGAACCCGCGCTGTTTGTACGCCTCCGTCTGCGCGGCGTTCTGCGCCTTGTTACCCTCCTGAAAGTCGAAGCCGGCG